GTCGTTCCTAGCCACTCAGGACGCTGCTTAAAGCGAGATAGGTTAGGTAGGTCCACCATATCACCAACTAGCACTATATTGTCGGGCTGTAGCTCCCTCACGGCTGTTTGGAATAGCTCCATTGCCGTTTCATCGTGGAAGGGCATTTGTGCGTCACCTGCTACAAGCGTTAGGCTGTCGGTTCTAGTGGGTTTCCTACGCCTACTAGGTGTAATCCTTGTCGGTGGGGCTTCTCTAACTAATAACTCCCTGATGTCATCTATATCTGGATGGTGTTCCCAGCTATGGTTCAGGGCTGTTGTCCACTCTTGGTTCTGTTTATCATAGGCTGATACTTCCCAGGTCTTATTCAGTCTTTGTTCCATAGCGTGGTATTCCTTTCGTTATGATTGTTAAAGGGTCAATATTATCAGGTATTCGTCCTGATAGGTGAAGTGCTAAGTAGCCGATAGCCAGGTGGGTAGCTATTGGGTACTCAGTACTCCACTCGTTCATCCGTTCGGATAGGGTTTCACCCTTAGGTGATAGCAGGTCATAGGCTGCCACCCCTACTCCGATTGCTAGCCAGGCTTTAGTCGCTGGTTTCATTTTCAGCGTTCCTCATCATTAGTTCAAAGCAAATGGAGCTAAGTTCTAGTCCTAGCTCCTTATATCTTGCACTGTCAGGGTCCCTTTTAATAGCGTGCATCTCTATTAGGTGTATTTGTCGCTCACGCAGTCGCTCCTCCGTCCACTCAGTGTGAGGAAAAGGCTGCCGTTCCATCGCTATTTCTCGTAGTTAGGTTGTGTTTTTGAACCCAGTAGTAACCCTGCTTTAGGGTACTTTAGCTCTAGCAGTCTAACTACTGTGTAATATAGTACTTGGATTGCTACTGTTAATGCTGTGATTAACTGTACCCTGAACTCCTCGTCAAGTGTTAGCCCCTTGCTGGCAAACCAGGATATAACTCCACCTGCGATGATTGGTACAAAAGTTCTTGTCATTGATAGTACGATGTTATCCATTACATTTCTCCTAATTCTAATGTTGGTTGCTCTCGTTGCATTATCCTGCTCTCCAGTAATGCCATAAAGCCTATGTCCTCTACGACCCTGTCTAGCAGTCGGTCGTGCATACCGTACAATTCGGCTTCGCTGAACTTATCTAAGTCGTATTTGAAGTCGCCGTGCCTCTGTATGTCCATAACTATCCTTTCTTAAAATTATTAAATACGCTTGATAGGAAGTCCACAATTGTCTGGACTAACTTTTCAAGAGCCGATAATCTTTTCTCAAAGTCTGAGTCGTCTTTGGGTACTTCTGGGGTTACAGGCTTTTCAGGTTGCTTGGGTTCTTCTTTAGGTGGTTCTACTGGCTTGGGTGGAGTTGGGGTAATCACTACCTTGTCTAAATCTGACTGATTAAATCCGTTAGTAATCTTCTTATCTAACGAGTATTTAGTTACCAGATAGGTTGCTCCGAGAGTCTCATTTACACATTGTCCAGCGATTACAATCTCTTCACCCTGTTTGAACTGCTTGACTGATGTCATATTCCACGAAATGTTATTGAAGTTCCAGAGGTTAGTTACAGGCTTATTGGTCCTGTAGGTCTTAGATTGAGTAAATGTTGTCCAAGTAAGTTTAGCCGTCTTAGGTGGTGTTGGTGCAGGGTTGTAGCCACCACTCGCCCATTTATTGGCTTCGGCTCTCATACGGTTAAGGTCTAAAGTCCCTGGACATTGGGTTTGAAACCAGTCTGAGTGCCTATACAGGGCTAATTTACGATTGTAGCGTCCTTCTAATTGCCAGATTAGCCAGCCAGCTTTCTTATAGCCCTCATCATTTAAGTGTGGGCTGAACTCTACTGATACGGTTGTTGGATTGCCAGCTTGACTACACCACGCCACATCATCAGGATTGACCATTAGGGTTATCTTGTTATTAGATAAGACATAGTTGACTGAGCCTACACCATCGGCTGATTGTCGTAGTTTCATATTAACGATATTGTCGTGGTCGCTGTCAGCAATTTTATCTGGGCTGTTCCACCAGTGGACGGTTACGCCATTTCTGTCATACCTGCCATAATAAGCTTTAGCTTCGTTAGGGTATTGCCAGCCGTTCTTGCTTGATATTTTTACTTCTATTGGATACATAGCCCCTCCTTTTATTTAATTATGTCCTGTAAGAAGTACAGTACTAAGAATGTTATGATTGAACCGAATATGGCACTCATCGTGTTATATATCCAATTCCTTGACTTAATACCCTGTACATCTCTCTCTACATCTGCAATCTTCTCATATATAGCGTCGTGTTCCAGCTTAGCCTGCTCTTTGGCTATCTCTATATCTTTGTGAGTAGCAAAGCCTGATATTACGCCGTCAATCTTTTTAGTCAGTTCTTTTACAGCATTTTCTACTTGAGTAAGTCGGTAGGCGATTGTTTCAGGGGTGTCGGTTTTCATTGTTAGTTTTCTAGTGCTTCTATTATTATCCTGCCAGACCCAGTTGTTCCTGCCGAGCATTCTATTTGTATGCCCCTAACAGCTCCACCAGATACCCAGAACGAACCGTGTACTGTTTGTATGCTACCATTTTCTACGCCAACTGTGCCAAGCAGCATATGGTTCGCACCGTCACTACCTGTATATGTCAGTGTGCCTGATACTCCTTGGAATGATGTCATTGACGGTATATTTATTTGAGCATTTGCTGAATTAACATATTCTGTTGTCATCGTGCCTGAACCATTCAAACCATATCTGCTACGAACAACTGCTCCATCAAATGCTGCATGACTGTCTGAACCGTCTATTAAATAACCATAGACTCCGTGCGTGGCGTTAGTACCAATTTTATCAAGCGTTATCTTAACAGTGTCTCTATTACCCCATTGAACTTTTGTTGAGGGACCAGTTACATTGGTGATAGATATGATGCGCCAAGAGGCATTATTGGCAACCTTCCCAGCCGTCACTGCTCCATCTTTGATTTTATCTGTTTCTACTACATCTGCTGCTAAGACTGCTGCATTGTCTACTGCTCCTGCTTTTAGCGTGCCGTCTTGGTCGTGAGAGACTAATAGGCCATCGACCATTTTATTATGCGCTGAGCTAGATAGTGGTATATAGACCTGTGTGGTTGAGCCTGCTGGGTACACTTGGTCTGATCCGTAAACTGGGGCTGCGTCCATTGATAGCGTTGTGCCTGAGGTGACAGTGCCGGCCCACTCGGTGTATGTGCCAGTTACCAATTCGCCGTTTACATCTACCTGCCTAATAGCGAATACTATGCCGGTATCTGTTGGGTAGTTGGTGGTTGACCCTACTGTTATTGATGTTGCTGACAATGCTTTGCCGGGTGCTGATAGTGTGGTGACGGTTCCAGCCCCTGCTTTCATGAATTTATCGTTTGCGCTTGCACTCATACGTTTTACTCCTTAATCTCCATAGTATGAATTATCTACATGAATACCTTTAGTATTGACTGTACTAAGTATGTAATCACTGTCCTTTGTGTCAGTGGTTATTTCCCATCCCAGTTGATTGACCGTCTCGTCTATTTCTAATGGCACGACGCCAATTGCTTGCGATGTGAAATCTATCTCACCTACATCATCTGAGTACATGCTAGGTAGTTCACCGTCGCTCCATAGCAATGACCCCCATGCTGTGAAAGATGATGATTGTGTAAAGGTTTCTGAGGCTAGTGTATTGACAGCACCTTCTTCATCCAGCCCAAAGGAGTTGATGTTTATTACTCCCACCGGTTGTAGTAGTTTGAATCGTTGCTCTTGTATCGCACCCATCCCCATCCCGTGGTCATCCCATACTAACCCTTCGTGGGCTACTCTTGTTCTAAAGGCTACGCCATCATCTTGTGTAGCAACGCTTCTTGTGAATGTTAGTATTTTTGTACCGTTATAGATACAGAAGTTGATTTGTCCGGTTGTGTTGTTCTCGCTTAGCCACATATAGTCTGCGCGTATAGTCCAGGGCATTATCCAGGCCCCTCGTCTTGAAAGGTCTTTAATCCATATTTGATTATTGTGTGTATCTCCTACCGGTAGTGCCCAATATATCTTGTTTTCAAACACCAGCCCTGTTGCGTTGTTCATCGCCGCCAGGTTGAGCCTCTGTACGTCAGGGATTATATCGTTCGATACTGAGTTAGTGCTGAGTATGTTCTGCATATTAGCTTGTGTACCTGTTGATTTGAAGTCTTGACCTGTTGGGTAGAATAGTGAATTATCTGCTTCTACTACTGCGCTGGCTGACACTGTACCGGCTTGTCCATTGGCTTCTGATACATTTGGTATGTAGAATACCTGGCCATCAAAGTTGTTTTGCATGAATACTACATGGTGCATTTTGCCTTTGCCGGCTATACCCCTAGACAGCACTGTCACGGCTGGATCTCCTTTACCTGTTCTAAAGGACCTTACTGCTTCAGGCGTTGTGTCTCCACCTGGGTTAATGCTTACATTACCACCACCGTTAAACGCGCTGAAGTCACCCACGCCCGATGTGCTTGAGTTCCCACCGTCGTACCATAGGTAGTCTGGGTTAGTAGTATCGCCCACACCGAATAGTTGGCCGTCTTTGTTCCACATCGTTGTTAGTTTTGGACCGGCTGTTGAATTGCCGGAGGGTGCTAGCTTAAACGCATTTGACGCTACTGTGCCATCATCTCGGTATGTTGTTCCTGTTACCGTAGCGAGGTATTTCTCTTGGCCGGCGACTGTTCCTACATAAACGTTGTAGCTCGTTGCTCCGGCCACTGTTGACCATGAAACGGTTATGTATTGGCTGGCTGGTGTCCAAGAGTCTCTAATCACTGATGTTTGCTCGGTATCTGCTACTGAAGCGGCTGATTCGCCTACTGCGTTGTTGGCTGATACTCGGTAGTAGTATGTGAAGTTTGTACCTGTTAGTCCTGTGCCAGTTGCTGTCGGGGTTGCTGGTGTTGATAGCGCTGAGTATTCCACTGTCGCGCCGGTTGCGATGTCGTAGTATGTCATATTATCCACGCCGTTGCTTACATACACTCGGTTGCCAGATTGACAGAAGCTAGCTACGGTTGTGCCATCAAATGTATTTGTGCCGGTTGCTGCGACCCACGCCCCACCGTCTTTGCGTACATGAACCTTGCCCACACCTGCGATTACCTGCATAGATATGTCCCACTTCTCTGGTTGGCCGGACGCTATTTTGATAAACGTGCTAAAACCTAAGCCTGTGCCAAGTGGTTGCGATCCGTACTCTACAAGTGATGGTCTCGGTCGTGGTAGGTTGTCCTGGTCTAGTGTTGAGTTCGTTAAATCAGCTAGAGCGTCTAGTGGCATACGGCTGTCGGTGACATATGACTGGTAGCCTCGTTTGAAGCCACCCCCACTCGGCGCACCCTGTGTTATGTCTATTCGTCTGCGCCTTTTTGCTGCGACAGGCCTTAGCGTGTACATTATAGTGTCCAGTCCTCATCCACGCCAATTGCAGGCATATTCTGTGTAATCATACTGAGCTGCTTGTAGCCAGAGTCTCTGTTGGAGTCGGACATCTTGCGATATATGTCGTTAGCTTGATTCACAAGGTTTACATACTGGTCGTCTTTTGACGCGTCGTTTCTGGCTAGTTCGCTTGCTGTTATATAGACTAGCCAGTTTGGTTCGTCCACAACTATGAACTGCGAGGCTGAGGTTATATCAGCCGGCAGATAGTATCCTGGTACATATATTGTCGCACCGTCTAGCCCTGAGTCTATGGTCTGTGCAAATGTAATTTGTTTAGGGTTTGAGCCATGTATATATATTGCTTGGTCGTAGTCGTTGCGTTTTTGGGCTTGTGTTATGGGGTATTCATAGACACTACCGTCTGTCTTGACGATTCTGGCATAGTCTGAGGGCTGGAAGAAGTCACCGTCAAGGTCATATGTGGTAGTCTGGTCGTCAATTGCACTAGATAATGCTCGTATTTCAAACAGTGAGTTCCATTTATTGCGCCCGTCTGTAGCCCACTCTCGTTGCTTACGGTTAGCTATAGCTATAGCCGTACTAGCCTTAGGAGTTCCCCACGCTGGGTGGCGTGAAGTATCTTTCCCCTTGTAAGCGTAGTATATTTGGTTTAATAATTCTTGCCCTGTCATTTATGACTCCTGTAGGACACTATCCACTTTGGGGCAAGCTGTTGTCTATATTTTACTATATTTGGGTGCTGATTGTAAAACATCTTGTTATGCCCTCATATCCACTTTAATGGTTTTCTGCGCAACCTTACTCTTATTCTTTGATGTACTGGGCTTTGTCTTAGTCCCCTTAAAGGTTGTACCCGCTAGTAGTTTGCTTAGGTTCTGTGAGTGTTGCACCTGAAGGTTGGATTTAGACAGTATTTGTGCGATGTCTATCTTTGATTTACCCCCACCCTTTCTACTACCACCTTTGCCATTGCGACCAGTGGCCACTCCACCCTTGAACTTCTTGTATTTAATTAGACCGGCGTCGTATAACGCCTGGTCGTATGCTATTAGCTCATCGTGTAGCTTCTGCTTGTCCACACCTTTTTCATCGGTGGATAGCCACTTGGCCAGCTGCGATTTGTTTATGTCGTATAGGTCTCTCGCGTCTTTGCTGTACGGCTTGCCTACTTCTAGCTTGCGAAGTTTGTTCTCGGCCTTGATCTTGCCGGCTTTGGTGTATTCGTTATTCTTGATTTTGTCGTCGTATTCTTTTTTGAAGCTGTTGTACTCTGCGTCGTTTGATTTGTAGTAGTCTGTTTTGTCTTCCGTCTTTATACCTAGTCGCTTCTTCTGTTGGTTGACATAGTTGTCTAGGCCGTCGATGTCTGATTGCGACTTAATGCCTGCTTTTACTACTTTTTCTCTGTCGGCTTTGCTCATCTTGTATATAGTATAGTCGTCGTCTGACAGCGTGTTGCGGAGCTCTTCGTTTAGCCGTGCTTTTTCTGCTATGATACCCTCCACGCCGGTGTTGCTCTTGATAGTCTTCTTCTTGCCTATGCTGTCATAGTATTGATTCACTTCTGGTATTGCTGATTTACCGAATGCTAGTGCCTTTGCGAGATTTGTTTTTGTCTGCGGTACATCTGTCAGCTTCTTACCTGATTTACTCTCTAGCTGACCCTTGCGCCATGTGTCTAGCCCCTGTATGGTCTTTCTGGCTTGGTTATAGCCGAATGGAGTTATTAGCATACCGGGGTTCTCTATTAGCGTTCTTGGTGCGTTATTGAATCCGAATCGACCTGATGTGGAGTCTTTACCTAGTGTATCTTTCCAGCGCTGATCGCCCATGAGCGTTGAGCCTACTGCGCCGGTGAATGGCAGGCTGTCTATTAGCTCGCCACTTAGACGCTGTGCTATGCGCTTCGCCTTGTCTGCTGGCTCCTCCTCGTCATCTAGCATGCCTATTGAGTCTAGTATCGCGTCAATTGGGTTGAAGCCTACTGAGCGACCGTTGATAGCCCCTAGTAATAGGTTGAAGGCGTATCCTGCGGCCATTGTTCGGGCTGCTTGAGCTTTGGTCATCTCTTTGCCTACTTGTTGCCAGTAGTTGTTTACTTCTAGTTGGTACATACTAATTAGTCCGGGTGCTTTGGCGTCGAATAACTCTGGTCGCTCGCCTATTGATCGGCCGGATACTGTTTTCTCTGTCTGAATGTCTGCATATCGTATTGCTGCATCGCCCTTCATACCTTTAGATAGCGCGTCATTATGCGCTGCGTTCCATGTAATTCTAGCTGCCGTTTCTTCTACTACTTTGAGTGGGGTGTTAGCAATATCTGCTGCTCGATCAATCTTACCTCTAGTAGTATTGGCTATGTCTGCGTATCTTCTTCTCATAAACTCAGATTGCCTGATTGGAGCATCCTTAGAATGTGCCGTACTCATCTCCTGAACTGTTGCTAGTAGTGTGTTCTTGAGACCGAACTTCCCAGTTGTCTGTGTTAGTACTACTGGTTGCATGACTGCTGTTGATAGGTTACCTACTATTGTATTTGCACCGGCCTTGCGCTGCGCCCATTGTGAAGCCCTTAGCGCTGTATTACCCCACTTGCTATCAACCAGAGGTCTGTCAATTCGTGATGTCTTACCGGCAAGTCTGTTAGCCCACTCTCTCATCTGTATCATCACGCCATTAGCATCTTTTCCGGCTAGATTCGCTTGCTCGGCTACCGCCTTAGATACTACACGCGCTCTAGTAATACTTGGAGTCATGTAGATGTTGTTTAGGGTTGGCGTTAGGTATCGCTCAAATGACTGGAAAGCGTCGCTTGTGTGCGCGTCGCCCTTTCGTTGTAGCGCGAATGGGTTAAATCGCTTATTTGGCGTCATAAACTCGCTTTGGCCTGCTAGTCTGTTGTCTATACTGCCTCGTATTGGTGCTGGCATTGAGTCTTGCGTGGTCGGGCTGGTTAGGCTTCTAATCTCCTGCATCTTTAGGCCTACTTTGCTCCATAGGCCTTGGTCTTGGAAGTGAGTATAGTAGTTCTTGCGCTTTGGTACTGGGTCATAGCCGTATGTTGTTAGCGTCTTGTTCATTTCGTCTAGTAGTTGATTGTATTGGCTCTTGAACCACTTGTCGGCTTCTACAATCTTGCCGGCCATATTCTCGCCGTACTGACTCACAAGGTCTTGCCTAGTGATATTGCCCTCGCCGTAGTCCTGTATGCTTGCTGATACTTTCTTGGCTCGTCTGCTGCCTATTCCGAAGCTGATTCCTAGTTCTTTAGCTAGTGCGTCTGTGCCTTGCTTTAGTTCTAGTTGGCGTCGAATTAGCTTGGTGGCTTGCTTCTGCTGGTGATCTACTACAAACTTGGATAACTTGTCGCCCGTTTCCTTACCAAAGCTACGCTCAATGTTTCTGCGCATTGTGGCTAGGCTTGAGCCGTAATCATTAACATCTGATAGGTCGCCTAGTTCTTTGGCACTGTGATACTCTTCTCCTATTCTCACCCCAGTTATTTTGCCCTCGCCGTCGTTGAATATTCGATATGCGCCTTTGCGGTCTTCTATTAAATTGCCATCATCGTCTATGCTGAAGCGTTTCTCGGTGGCTTTGATGTTCGGGTTTACATTAGTAGCTGTCACTACATCACCTGATCGCTCTAGCTTGCGTGCTGGTATATTCTTCTGGCTCGTACTACCCTGTACTTTTATTGGCGTTGATTGTACCAGCTTGGCTGTCGATTTAGGTGTTGCCGTTTCGCTCGGTTTATCTGCTGTGCTCTTCGTATCAATGGATAGTGAGGCTTGTGCGGCGTTCTTAGCTTCTATATCTGCATTGTATTTAGCTATTACTTCTTTCTCGATGTCGTGCATCTTCTGCGCTAGGCTTTTGTTTACTTCTTCTAGGCTTGCTGCTGCCTCTTTGCTGATGCCCTCTTTCTTCACCTTGTTTAGTGCGTTGATACGGCTCTTTAGGTCTGCTTCTACTATGGCTCGATCACTTGCTAATTTAGTGGCGTCTGGTGTTGTTAATACTTCTAGATCGAACATACCTGATTGAGCGTCTGACATCTGTGTCTTTAGTCGCTTGCTGGCTATCATGCTGATTACATTTTTGGCAACGGTCTTGGTTAGCGTGCCGTTTTTGTCCATGTTGCTGACTATCGCTCTGGCTGTGTCTGCGTCTAGATTCTTTAGTCGTGCTTGTCGTGATATTGCGAGCATATCTTCTTGCGATATTGCACCATGGAACACCTTGTCTTTTAGCGTTGTGTCGTTACCTACTACATCCCATAACATGCTGTAATCTTCGGTTGTGTAACCTTTGAGCATATTCTGCTTCTGTACGCTTGGCTCTGCGCCCTCTTTCAGGCTGTCTGATATCGACTTAGCCATATCTAGGGTGCTTTCATATTGCCCGCCTTGATTGGCGCTTCGTGAGATCGCTCTGGCCTCTGCGTCGGTGATATTCTCATATACCCTAGCTTTTACGCTTTCAGGGTTAGGAAGTCCGGCTTCAGCTCGTCGCTCCATGCCTGATGTGCGTGAGTGGCCACCTAATACCTCGTAGCTGTCGCCGTTCTTACGGACTAACAGTGGCTGGTCTACTAGCCCCTCTTGGTAGCCTTTCTCAAATACACTGTTCTCTGTGCCTATGCCACTCTTGGTTGTACGAGGCTGGAACTCGGCTCTGCGGACCAGTTTAGATACCGGGACTTGCGATTCAGTGTAGGTCTTGCCGGTGTGGTCGGTGAGTGCTTTTAGTACAGGGTCAGTCTGCTCATTGGTAGATTTTGCTTTCGATTCTTTCACTGCTTCTGCTAGTTTAGCTTTTGCTCTTGCTAACGCCTCTGGGTCAGACGATATACCTGCTTGGCCTATATCACCACCAGTTGCTTGAAGCCTCTGCTCGTCGGTCATTTGCTGGTTCTGCTCGATTTCAAATGCGCCTTTTGGTCGGTTCTTGCCGGATAGTGATCTGCGCATTTCAATGTCGGCTGGGTCGGTTGATTCTGAAAGCCTGTCAGACATGTTTGAGCTCTTTGTGTTGGCTTCGGCGTGGGCTTGGTTGTAGAGGTCGGTGAGTTGTTGTTTGGTTTTTAATTTATCGGGGTTCAAGACATTATAGACAACACTACCGTCGCTCTTAGCTGTTTTAATGTAGTCTACCCCTGTCAGTTTAGAGAACTGTCGCACTACATCGGCTTTATCAGAATCCTTTATCCCGTATACGTCTACTAACCGTCTAAATAGGGCTGGTAGCCCGTCGCCACTTTTCAGCGTCTTATTGGACAATTTGTCGTAGGCTAGTTTTAGTAGTTCATCATCTGACATTGACGATACTTTTTGTGCGATTTGACGTGAATCATCGTTGAGTCCAGTCAACCAGTTCCTAGCGTCTCTTTCGAGGTTCTTCCTGGCCCACTCCTTATCCCTACCTTTTTCTGCTAGATTCTTAAAGTCTTCATAGGATAGTACTTCGCCAATTGTCTTTTTGCCGGAAGTTAAGTCTAACTCTTTAGCCCCAGGAATAAACCTTTCGTTGACATAACCCTTGCCATCATCATATTTGTTTATCTCGCCCCACTGATTTTTACCCCTAGAATACAGCTTGGCAAAGTCTTGATTGTCGGTGAAATTAACACCAAGTCCATCGTGCATATATGTAGCATTTAAGTGGTTCAAATCAAACTGGTCGATATTTTCTCTCGAACCATGTAATAGACGTTGTTGAGCCTTCACAAACTCCTCAGCACTCTTATACTTCCTAGCCTCTTGCTTTAGGGATTCTAGGGGGTCTTTCTCTACACTCATAGCCTTCCCCTCCCCATTCTTTATGATGAGGTCTTGTTTAGGTACGTCTATGAACCCCGATTCATCTAGGGGTGATAGTTTTATGTTGGTATTCCTTGTTACATTAGGCAGATCTATTGCGCCCGACATTGCACCGCCCGACAGTCCTCCTAACACTGCTGATTCAAATACGCCCTCTTTCAGTCCTTGATTAGGGTTGTACGTTTTATTGCTGATTAGGTTCTGTGTAAATTGTTGTTGAGCTTCTTGTGCGCCCTCTGTGCCAATTCTTTTTGCCATGTTGCCCAAGAACGGTTTTATGGATGTGGCAGCCGTACCATTACCAGGTAGAAACCTGTCAAGACCAAACTTCTCGGAGGCCATTGATGCGCCACCTTGCAATAGACCTATACCAAGTGCTTGTTCGTTAGTCCTGCCAGCCATTTCTGCTTTGTTAGCCTCGTCTGCCGCAGTCTGAGAGCCCATCCCTGCAAGTCCAAAGGGCCCTGTTGCTAATAGCGCCGGTAGCTGGAATCCGACTGATCCTGCACCCCTAGCCCACTTATTATGGTCGGCTCTATCGCCAAGTCCTGATTGCTGTAGTTTATTGTCAATGGTTGTATTTATGCCTTGCGATGCCCTTAGTATCTGCTCACCTCGCTTATTACCACCTGGTAATAGTCCGTATTGAGCACCTGGTACTACTGCGCCTACTCCATATCTGACTAGTGGGTTGTTTGATGATGCGACCCTAGCCTGTATCTGGGCTATTGAAGATGGTGACTTACCAACGAAACTTGCACCCTCTTTGAAGAATGCGCCCGACGTTTGGGCTCCAATGTTGTCGCCATCTTTTCTGGACATAGCGTCTCTAGTTAGCCTTGCCTGTTGGTCTTGGTAGCTTTCATCAAGGCCTGTTTGTGCTACTCGCCTTATCCTGTCTGCTTGTGTATTTGAGTCTACTACATCACGAAGTCGGTTCTTTAGACTGCTCAATCCCCTGCCATAGCTCTTGTCTATCTCCTGCTGGAGGCTACCATTTGGTTTAGGTGCTTGGAAGTTTGGCTGCGCTATAGGCCTACTACTTACAGTAAAGGCTTGATTGTCTAGCCATGTTGGCTTTTGTGGGTTTATCAGGTTGCTAGTTCTGTTGCTCGGTGGTTGAGCTGATCGCTGGTTGACCTGTGTGCTTGTTTGCACCGGCGTGTTCTGCACTACACTACTGTATGTCTTGCCATTGTCAAATGGGTTTACTTGCGCCGCTACGCCTTCAACCTGACGTTTCCTGTCCCTAAACCACCTACCTAGGTCTATCGCCATTTCCGGCCTCCTATAGTTCTTCTTCGCGTTTTCTTATCTGTGGCAAGTAGTATCTGTTCTGTTGTGCTATTGATTGGTCGCCACCGATTAACGCTGGATCTACTTGGTATCCAGCGAGGTCTACTCCTTTTAGGTTGGTTGCTCTGGCGGTAAAGCTCGGTGCGTATTGCGCAAACAATGAGTTCAGTTGGGCTGTGCGGTTGTCTAGGTCTGCTCGTGACTGGGCTGTCGCGGCTCTTGCTGCTGCGTATCCTGCTCCACTGGCTGCCGCCTTTGCTGCCTCAGCCTGCATTCGCTTGTTTATATAATCTTGCTCTTGACCTAACAGACCTGCTAGGAAGTCCTTTCGTTGGTCTCTGTATTGATTGTCCATGTCCTGGAAGCTATATCCGTACTCGGTTTCAGCGTCTTTGCGTGCATTAGCTATCGCTGCTTCGTTTTCGCCAGCTGTGTCTATCACTCCCTGCCTGCGCGCGCCTGCTGATTGTGATACTAGCATTGGCACAAGTTCTCTGCCCACGCTTGAGTTACCTGCCCCTGCACCCGCTAGGAGCCGCTGTAAGCTGTTGTATGAGTTATTGGCGAATTGGTCTACCTGTTCTAGCCCACGGCCTCGTTGTTGCGTGTTCTTGAGTGACTGCTCGTCATAGCCGGCCATCGTCTTTTGTTTTTGCTCGTTTAGTCGGTTCTTTGCGTCGCCGTAAGACCCCTCTAGCCTATTTAGGCCTGCGTCACGCTGTGTATTTAAGTTACCGAGCAACCCGTTAATGTAACCTATCTGGTCGTCGTAAACGGATTGCTCTGTGTCTCGTCCGGTCGCTTGGGCTGGGGCTGGAGTTTGATAACCCTCCCACTGTTCTTTTCCGCCGGCTAGGTTTAGCTGACTTTTAAGCTCATCAAATTTATTGGTGTTATCCCCGTAATAAAGCATACCCGTCCTATATGGGGTAAGACCTTTATTATAAACATACCAATTGCCCTTAGCGTCTTGTCCTGTAGTATAAATACCGTCTGCCATAGTAATTGTCTCCTGTTAAGTTGTTGAAGTAGGTGATAATTCTTAGCTAGAGCATATCTATAAAATCCCAATCGGCATTTATATCTACCTGTAGTTACATTATACAACATTCAACTCGTGCCGTTAAAGCACGACCTATAGTTGTACTACTAATTCCATTGCTATTGTAGACAGGTGGCTTTTCATTAAGACCATGTTGCACTCGTTGGTCCACCCACAGGGTTTGTCATACTATTTAGTTGTTCAGCCATCGCCATTTTGTTCTCCTTTTTATTTATCTGTTCTGTTAACTATATTTTTATTGTATCACTAATATTCAAACTTACTATTTAAGACCTAAGAACTTTGCCACTGTTAATAGTTTTTTCACAAACCACCCGAAACTGCCTTGTGTATTATGTTCAGATAACGGAGCGTCCCAAACACCACCTAAGCTCGGCATAGTTGCGATTGTCGGTGCTACTGGTAGTCCGTCAGCCCATAGGTCTAGGTTGCCTAGGTCTATTGTCACACCTGCAGGGTAGGCTATGTTGAAGTCATCTACATAGAAGTATGAGTTAGCCCCTGCTGTAGCGTCAGTCGAACCTGATAGTGATATCTCAATTTGTCCGAAGGTCGTAGTTGGCGTGATTGTTAGGTCTAGCCGTTGCCAGTCGGTTGTAGCTGTTGCCACCTTAGATACTATCGTACCGTTGTCATAGTCTACTGTTAGGGTTGGCTTGACGTGGGCCCCTGCCCAGTAAGCTGCGTCGTTAATCTTTACCCAGCAGGATATAGTCATCGTCTTATTCTGGATATCGCCTATCGGTACGCTTTGCTCCCAGTGCATTATTTCTGGTGTCATAGTCGGTTCGAAACGCATAGCATAGCCTCCAGCCGTCCTGACGGTCGTATCTGCTAAACCTGCCCCTGTTCGGTATACCTTACCGTATGGCATATGAGTGAAATCTACCTTGTCTACCTGATTGTAGTTCTGGAAGCTTACCTGCGAGTTGTCTACCATCGTTTCATCAAAGCTTGATGGCGTTACGTTGGTGTTTAGCTGTGGTGTGTCAAATACTACCCTCATATAGCTAGGGTAACTAGCGTGTGATACGAATATTGGGAAGGCTACATTTTCTTCAAGTGAGAACTTCTCGTTTATAAAGCGACAATCAATCATTGATGATAGGCTCCAGATACCTCTAGGCATACGCTCGTAAACATTATTTCTGAATATCAGCCCTGCTGATGTTCCGTCAGTCCTGAACGCACCATAAGTTGAACCCCAGAAGTAGTTATTCTCAAATAACGAGTTATATAGACCACTAAAATTAAAAAAGAACACACCGACATTGTTATAGCAGATGTTGTTGGTGATGATGAACTTACGACTCCAGTAGAAGCCTGACACCTGTGATAACATAAAGATATTACTGTCAATTGTCTTGGCAGCACTTTTAGTACCGTAGATGGTGTTTAGTAGTGTCGTTTTGAATAAGTGGTTCCTGCTGATTGAGATTGGTTTATCTGCGAAGTCTAGGTTAGACAGAAATGTTACGTTACTCACCCCACCATTAGTACCACTATTGTCCTCTACTGCGATTGTACCGATATTACTATTATCGTCGTACCAGTATGAACTACCACTAAACGAAAAGGATGCTCCAGACTCCTGCACGCCAGAGATTACTATATTATTGGCAGAGTGTATAAAGCTGATCATTGCGACTGTGTTGGTGTTAGTTAGTTCTATACCGTAATCGTTTAACTTAATGACGTGTCCACCTACTCGTCTAGCGTAGTGTATGTTCGGGGTTACGGCTATATTCGTGCCTGATATTGAGGTTATCTCATAGGGTGCCGTTTCAGTTAATGCACCTGATACCGTCGCCTTGCCGACCATTATTTTATCACCAACTGCCCAGCCTGTTACGTCTGTGGTTACAATGTTCGGTTGGCTGGCTGCTGCCTCTGCTGATATGGTAGTCGAACGTACTGCTGGTATTTCACCGTACAGCTGTAAATTAGCTCGTCCACTAGATGGAGCGTCGTTATTGTTACCACCACCGTAAAAGCCTGATATTGTGGAAGTACCTGCAACGGCTGCTGCAATCTCAATTACAGCCTTTTTTGCTGTTGGTATCCGATTAGCTGAAGTACCAACGTGAAAGCCTGAGTGTGCTCCCATCATCACTATGCCACTAATAGTCATTGTATAGCTGGCTGTTGGTGGGTTTTCCCAGACTAGCATACCGTTGTTGTTGTAATCACCTGTACTGCCTGAGCATAGTACTGCACATATGGAGTTTACTGAGTCGCCTGTGCTTAGTTCTCCGTTAAACCTGCAGGTCTGGTCAATGGTTATTCGGTCTTTGGCTATTATCACGTCATTAGTAGCGTAGGTTACTGCGTTATCGCACCACGTTATATAGGCTGGAGCTGTGCCGTTCGATGTACGTATATTCCAAGTGTTTGAGCCTGCACCCTGCTCTACCTTAAATCGCCATTTACTAGCCGATGTATCTACTGCATAGGGTGTACCAAATACGAAGTCCCTAATCCACGTGCCGTAAGTTGAGTTGGTGGTGCTGTTTATTAGACTAGCATTGGTACGTGTCACGCTGGTTCGGTCGGTCCAGACACCTGTGACATATTCCTGTAGTGTTACTGTTACATCTCTAGTGGAGCTGCCTGATACCATATAAATTATTAGACCCTGACAGTTACCAGCGTTGGCAAAGGTTACAGGTATATACTGTGGTGCTACTATCAATAGCTTAGTGGTACTCATCGGTGATAGGTTATAGCTTTCAGCCCTGTAGAAGCCTCCAGTTGCTGATAGGTTAGTTGCTCCGTTTGATACAATTACTGCCATTACAAGTTCTCCTCATAGCTATCACATACCTGCTGTGCTAGGGCTGTCAGCTCTACTTTACCATCAGTAACGCCACCGTTGGTTATCAGGTCTTGTACCACTATCTCATCACCGTCGGATAAATCCCAGGTCATAGCAGATGATACGTTCGGGTCATCTAAGTCGTGATATCTTCGGTTAATCGGTTTATGCATAAGTTTCTGTTGTCCTATCGTCCCACTTAGCTGTAAATAGTGCTGTACCTGCCCAGGTAATACTCATACCTGTGGTTTCGTCAATCTTCTGTATCTGCCAGACTGATGCACTTGTTGCCGAGCCGATGGCTGCCTTGCCCACATAGGTTACATTTGTGGTTGAGGTATCGTCTAGGAGCAGTTTGTAGATTGGTGACGTGGTCTGTATTGGTGCTGCTCGAAGTTCAGTGTTAGTTAATCCACCACCCCCTATATTTGAACCGTCAGGGTTTACTACTGGTATACTACCACCTTGGAGTTGTACATACTGAAATGTGCCTGAGCTGTCTTGGTATGGTGTGCCGTTGCCGCCTCCACCACCTCCACCACCTACTGGCTTGTCTACAATCTTCTTGAGGTGCTTATTGGCTTCGTCTAGTTTCTTGTTGGTAGTTTTAGCTTCTGTCTCTAGTGTCTTTAGGTCAGTTGTCGGTACTTCTGGTAATTCTATCTTGCTGATCGCTTTGATGATATCTAGCATTACATCTTGCAATGGTTTCAGGTTTGGAGCGTCTACGTTGATAATTGGCGCCTTTACATCTACATCTAGCTTCAGTGCTTTGATTGCTTTCTCTATTGGCGTGGTGTCTAGCTTGATCTCTTTTAGGTTGGTAACTGCTACTTTGTCTTTTTGTTCCGGTATCTTCGGTAGGCTTTTAGGTATCAGTGATAGTTCACGCTTGAGCGAGTTTAGGCCTTGTTCTAGTGGTTTTAGGTCTAGCTTGTTGGCAAGTATATCTTTATCTAACTTCGATATGGCAGTTACTACTTTATCGACATCAGGTGTTGATATGCTTTTGAGTTGATTGACTACTTCTGTTTTGGTGGTTTTGCCGTCTATGAAGCGTATCAGCGTATTGAAGGCGTTTATGACGGTATCTTCGAGTGCGTTTAATTGAGCAGTTCGGTCTTGAAACTGTTGGTTGTGTGCGGCCTGATTAGCCTCTGTTTGATAGTGTTGGCGTATATCTGATCGTTTTGTCATAAAAATCCTTGTAGGGGCGATACTAGACCGCCCCTGTGGTGAACTAAGCTTCGCGAGCCCAAGTTCCACGAATGCTTGTGATTGTCCAAGCAGTAACACCGGCAGTACCGTTACCATTAACTGTGATCTCATCACCAACCTTTGAGGTTGCTTTGGTGTTGATAGCATCTTTGTTAATGGCAGCAGTGAAACCGTTACCAGTGATACCGTCAGCTGCTGCTGGGCTTACTGAGACAGCAGCACTTCCGTCTGCACCAGTACCGGCAGCGGCGCCAGTTGGAGCGTCACCAGCGTTACGAATAGTAAATGACAAACCATCAGCTGTAGATGGTAGAGTTATTACTACACCGTCAACTGTTACGTTTTGTACGATACCTGAGTCGGCAGCTACAAGTGTTTTGTTTGCGGCTACATCAACAGATACGCGTCCGTCGTTTAATAATGCCATAATTATCCTACTTTCTTTTACTTAACTTTTTTAACTTCTTTAGTCTCTTCAACAGGGGTTTCAGGAGTTACACGTGGGTCACTCGCGCCAACAAATACAAATCCGGCTCTGATATATGAGTTTGTTAGTGGTACGCCAAATGTCGGGTCGTCCTCTAAGTGTACGATTGCTCCTGTTTCTTTGTGTTTGTACCAACCATCCTGTGATTGTTTGTTATTTGCGTTAGTTTCTTGCATGTAATCTCCTTATTATTTACTTTACTTCTCTATCAAGTTCAGCTTTCAATCGAACAGCTACTGCTTCTTCCTTTGTCTTACAATACTTACGTTTTATAGTTCCGTTAACCCTGGTTGATGATACCCAATAACCCCCACTATGCCAATATACACCTGTAACTCCTGACGTATTGTTCGCATAAGCTCTTTTATTTAGATTTTGTTCTAAGTAAGTAGCCCATCTACAGTTTTCTGGGGAGTAATCACCGTTATTATCTTTACGGTCTAGAGTCATACCTCCTGGTCGCTCACCCATATCTTCTAGAAAGAACTTGTAGCCATTAACCCCAGCCCATCGGTTGCACATTTTAATACCTCTGCCACCGTAATCTTTATATCGACCGTTGTTAGGGTTAATACATCTGTTTTTGCTTTGGTGAAAGGCAATATAAGTTGGGCTTTTCTTTTGTTTATTGTAATGATAGTCACATAAGCCTTTAGCTTTATGCTTTCTACCACACTGCTCTATGGTACAATTAGTCATCGATACCTCCTGTTAGTTTAATCGCTGGGAGGTATCTTTTTTATTACCTCTTATGACTATTATACCATGAAAGCTGAACTTGATTAGATTGTTAAAGTGCTATATTATACAATGTTTATTGTATATATCAAGACTTAGTATACACACGAATACCAGTAGCCTTTTGGCTAAGCACGAATGCGTCGTGGTATCGGCGTCCTTGGCAGATCCAACCGTCAACATCTTTGTCGTTGTCGATTGTTCGTACCATATCGAACTTGTTTACAGCTACAACGCTTTCCTTACAAGTGATCATGAACTGGAAGTTGGTTACTAACATTGAAGCTGGTACTTCTTTGATAGTAAGACCGTCAACCTGTCCAATAATACCCTTCTTGTTGTCAGCATAGCTAGTGTCACAGTCTTGTTTGAATTCAGGGTCTCTCTTAAGTAGATTCAATACTGTTGGAGTGATCCATAGAGTCCTACCCTGTTTAGGGTATTTAAGCTCTGTGAGTGCTGCTTGCTGTGCCAAGATTAGGCTGTAAGCTGTAGTGTTACTTACTGCTGTACCTGCTACTACACCCTGAGAGTTTGCAATAGCGTAAGCTGATGCAATACCTAGGTTGTATGTGTCGGTTGCCGGAACTGAAACTTCTTTAACCTGTCGTTTGATAGCCTTAGCTGATTCAGTAACCATCATGCTGTCGCTGTAGTTACCTCGGTCAATGCTGAAGCTAAATGACTTGTCTTGAGATAGGGTTAGTGTTTGTGTACCAGTACCAAGCTCTACAAGTGCTCCGAAACGGCTTAGGCCACTTCTTACATAGTCGTTTTCTGCAACTGTGTTTACGTTGTAGATTGTTACTGAGTTCTTACCATTGAAGTCTAGGCGAATGCTCTTAGAATCAAATACATCTAATGTAAGTGAATCAAGGTAAACTCGCTCATCAACGGCGCTTAGATGTGCTGCTGCGTAGTTTTGTGCCATTATTCTTTCTCCTTTTAGTCCTCAGCCGTCAATATGTCCATGATTTCGTCTTTTTGGTTTTCCTTCGGTTGGGCTGCCGGTTTTGTATCGGAGTTAGCTCGCATTTTGCGAGTTGCCCTTACCTGCTGGACTGCACCTGTCTTGACTGCTCCACGGTATAGTTCGGCTGATTCTGTTAAGTGTTCAAATAGCGAACCTTTTATCCCTACCATGTTGCCGTTCTGGTCGTAGTCTATGTAGCCTGCGTTAAAGTCACGCATAGCTTTGTTATAGGCTCTTTCGTTGAACTGCTCCTTGTTGTCTGGATTAAAGATTTGCAGGTCTGGGTTGGACTTAACGCGCTCAAACTCGGTTATAAGGAGTCCTTCGGTATGTTCTACTGTCTCCCTATATTTCTGGGCTTCCATCGCTCGTAAGCGTTGGTCGTATTCGTCTTCTGCACCGCTGATGTGTTCATCGGTTACAGCTCTGATCCGCTCCTCCCTCTCGGCTTGGCGGCGTTGTCGTTCCTCATAGCGTTTACGAGCTTCCTCTTTGGGATCATCTTCGGCTTGTTGTGTGCCCTCTTCTTCACCCTCGGCTGGCTCAACCTCCGCTTCGGTCTCAGAGTCGTCTGTCTCACTTTCTTCTGGCGTTTCCTCGACTGTTTCAACCTGTATGGTTGAATCGTCCTCTGTGTCTGCTAGAATCTGCGTGATTACGTCAGTTTCCTCTGGTAGTTGTGCATTGTCTTGCACGCTGGCTGACTGGTCGTCTTCCATAGTTTCTCCTTTATTCCTGCTTGTTATTAAGTTGCGAACCTCTGCTGCTTACGGCAGCGAATCGTCTGTAAGGGGACAGAGCGAGATAGCCTGTTTTGGGCTACCTCACACTATCTCCATGTCTTTAATCTTATATTTACCTCCTTCCTGGTAGAGTATCTTGCCTTGTGGGATATGTTGCCTGAACCGGATGCCTTTGTCTGTTAGACCCACTAAGTAATTGCCTTCTTGGTGTACTTTCTGGAGCTTTGCTGATATGTCCATTTTGTCTATATCAAAGGTATGGTCTGTTCGTTGGGTTTCTGGTTTATTATTTTCTATCATTTCTTTTAGCCTCCCTCAACGCTAGTGTGAACTTAGTTTTCAACTCCTCTAGGTATTTCCGGTATCGGGCAGTGGCCTTTACTTCAGCCCTGTATATGTCTGGGTCGTCTTTAGTGTTATCGGTATAGTCTGCGATATAACCTAGTGCTAGCTCACGTTCTGATTCAATCATATCAAGTATCAGTTGTAGTTTAGGTGTTATCTCGGCTAGCTGCTTGCGCTGTTCGGCCATAAATTGTTCGGTCTTTTCGTCTTTGGCCTCGTTACCGAATACACCTTCATTATCTACGCCGGTATATAATGCGCTATCGTCGGTCATTGGTCGCCTCCTTGTAGGAAGTTAAGTATCTCTTCTTCACTATAGCCCTGCTGTCTGGCCGCAAGTACGGCAGTTGCTACATCTTCACCTATGCCATATTGTTGCATTGTTGCTGATAGCTCGTCGTTAAGCTGTGCTTGGTCTTGTGGTGGTACTATCTCTTCGGGGCTAATCTCGTCTAGCACCTTTTCCCACTGGTCTGCGCCACTGGCACCTAGTACTTTTTTGAACGCTTCACCTAGGTTGAATCGGTAGCCCGATTGCTCTATTGCTGGTAGCACGTTTGGATTGCTTGTAGCTATGTCTATTAACTCTAGCCAGCGGTTTTTCTCATCTTGGTCTGCCTCTGGTCGTGGGTCAAACTCAAACTTAAATTTACCCCTTAGCTCCTCGTATAGGATAGGTATATCCTGCGATGATGGTTCTGGGGTTTCTTCGTTATCGTCAAAGTATCCGGCTTTGGTCAACCGTTCTAGGTCGTCTCCGGCTATTTCTAGCAGGTCCGCACCACTCATCATCGCCATGTGTATATTCATCATCTTTTCGGCCATTTTAGCGCCGGCCGTGTCGGCTTTATTGCGAAGGTAGTTGTCCTGAGCGTTTGTGCGTGATTCTTGCATTTTTACGCCGGCCGATGTCTTACTGAAGTTCGGATCGCCTGATTGTGCGCTGACACTGCCGTCTGTCCTGCCCTGTAGGTTCTGAAGTTGAGCTTTGTATAGTCCGAAGTTGCCTGGGAATTGAGTATATACGTTTGAAGTGGTCTGTACTACATCGATGTTAGCTTGTCCGGTCTGCCATAGTGCATCAGGAGCAAATTGTAGGGAGTCAAAGTTGGTTTGGTCTGTTGGCCCACTTATCTTTTTAGGTGGTTGTAGCCCTATCTGTGTTGCTAGTACATGTGCTTGGGTCATATAGTCTAATACGTTCTGGGTTGGGCCTGCAAGCTCTATTCTACCTATGCCATAAGGTGATTCCAGGTTCTCATAGCAGTATTGCATGGTGATTGGTAGGTCGCCTGTAGGGTCGGGGTTTACCCACTCTCTCACGCACTCACCGTCTGGCAGGTGCTTACTGAACATATAGAATGGTGCGCCTATGCCTCGCTGGAAGCAGGCTGTGATCTTTATGCCGCTGGCGTTAATAGCCTTCTCTCGCTCGTTTTGGTTTTGCTCATCTAGCTCTTTGCTAGTCAGTGCTGCATCTACTAGTTGTTTTAGTGCTTCTACGTTCCAGCTCGTGTCGGGGGTGGTCTTATTTATCTTGGCCTGCTTAGTATCTTCTTCTATCTGGTCTATTATCTTACGGAGCTGTAGCTTAGTATAAAATACGTCTAGGAACACATAATCACAGTCGTCTACGCTGAACTTGCCGGGTTCTAGTTTTACGTTGCGGATGTAGGGTAGCGACCAGTCTGAGCCGGTGTATGTTTCGTTTGATACAAAGAAGTTATAGCGTGGCTGTGCTCCATATCTTAGCGCGCGATATATTGATATCTGCTCTTTGTCAAAGAATGACGCCTGTGTGTTGGCTTTTGGCACAATCCTTCTTCTCCATATAATGTTCGCTATCTCGCTCAGCCACTGCTCGTCCCTATCTACTACGCTGAACTTGCCTGTTTGCATTACTGGGTACACCTGCATTGGCGTTTCTAGCAGTGAGGCTGCTAGTGATCCGTCGTTGACCCTGGGCATATTCTTCCCTAGTGTCTTAGACAGTTTGTTGCCGGCTATTCGTTCGTATTCATTAAACGGCTTGTGCCAGTCTTTCGCTGTTTTGCTGGCTTCATAGTAGCTATCGTTTAGCTCTTCTTTGGTGAGATATATTGCCATTCTAACCTTTTTCTCACGAACAATCTTCCGCCAGGTATGTTCTCTTACTATTGATTATACCATACACTACTATCACGGTGAAACATCCCTCTTTGTTTCTACGACATATGTCCTGGTTACAAGTCTGAATTGATGGTTCTTAGGGTTTGTGTCCACCTTTATTGTTACGCTGGTGGTCTGTTTATTCACTATTAGTTCTAGCGCCTTTAGTATCACCGTCATTGCCTGAGACTTATCTTTTACTAGCTCTGGCACTTGGTATCTCGTTGTGACCACCGACACCCTTCCGTTGTGATAGGATTGCTCTGTTATTATTTTACCGAACGCCATCCCACTCATATTGCCTCCTTATATCATAAAATTGCTTGGTTGGTATTGTTGGATTTTGATTGGTTCTTTTGGCCTTAGCGATTCCATACCGTATCTTAGGCTGTCTAGCGCGTGATCGTAGCCTCCTTGTGGCTTGTCTATGATTCTGCCCTCTTTGTCGGTTTGCCATAGGTAGTTGCGGTATTCTTTGATTAGGTTTATAGATCGCTTGGTTACTGATATGCGCTGATCTTGCAGGTATTGTATACCCTGATTGATTGAACCTTGCCCCTTATTGGCCGGTAGTATTGATATACCGTACTCTTTAATTTCGTCTATGCTCTTGGGTTCTGCACTGTCTGCTATTACTAGCGCGCTTGGCTGGTTCTTTAGCACATCTGCTATGCGCTTGTTGCTCATGCCTATCTGATATAGCACTTCGTCTATGATATATCCACCGTTGTAATAGTATATTGCTACTATTGCGGCTGGATCTTTGGCATATCCGAAGTCTAGGCCGTATCGCTCCAGTCGTGCTTCATGGGGTATGTCGTCTATTATCTTCCAGTCTTTGTATATCTTGCCTTCAATCTCACCTCTTAGCCCCTTGCCATATACTCGCCACCAGTTCTTATTTGTTTGGCGTGATTCTATCTCTCTTACAATGTTCGGGTCTAGTGCTTCGTTGTCTTTGTAGGTTAGTATTATGAAATTGACATCGTCGGAGTTGGTGATCTGATTCTCTTCGTCTGTTACATAGTCTTCGTATATATAGAAGTCGTTGGTTGGGTTCCAGTCTGCAAACGCGAACTCTTTTGTACGGATCAGTAGTTGCTCCCATGCTTCTCTCGGTATGTTGTTGGCCTCATTAACGAATAACCTGTCTCGTCTTGGGCCTCGTACCTTGCTGGGCTGGTCTGCACTAAAGAACTCTAGTTTGCTGCCGGTTTCAAATACATATGTGAAGTCGGTCTTGCTCCAGCGATTGTCTTGGAAGTAATGGTGTGATTGCATGATGTTTAGGAAGTCGCGCATTGCGCCTCGTCTTAGGTGTGGAAATGACTCGCTGACTACTGATGTTAGGGTTGGGGTATTGTCTGTTTGTGCTCTAGCGATCAGGTACAAAAGTATGCTGACCGTCTTGCTGGCTGATGTGCCACCAGCTACTGCCCTAATCCTTTTGTCTAGGCTAGTTATCTTTCGTGTCGCTGTTGTCTCTATGTACACTAGCTTGCTCCAAACTTATTATCGGTGTTGGTAGTTCCTTGCCGTTGGTGGTGTGATCTATTGACTCTTTTGCCTTGCCATGACCCTGATTGATCATCTCAAATATAGTCTTAATATCACGCTTTAGTACGGCTTCGGCGAAGATAGCTCTTAGTGCTGATTCTTTATTACGGTTGTCTACTATAGCCTTGTAGTCGTCAATGGTTAAGTTCGGATCAAGTAGGTTTACTATCTCTTTGCGTATTTCTAAAAAGCGTTTAGGTACGCCACCGTTGTTACGAGGGTTGCCATTAGGTTGCCCGAATTGAGTAGCTTTAGGTGGAGCTGTACCGCTCCTTGAGCTGATACCCTGTTCTGTGGCTTTTTTAGGCTTTTGTGTCATAGCTCTATTATAGCTTATTTGCTAGTTTATACTTAATCGCCTTGCTCCACCTTCGCTTCTTCTGGCAAGTATGTCTTGACTTCTCTCGCCCATACTTTGCTAGATTTCCTATTGATCTTAGTTATGATGTACTCGGTGATGTTCCCCTCATAGTCGAACCTTAATAGTTGGCCGGTCTTTATTTTGGCCAATCCTTTTGGTGTAAATACTTCGCTTATATCTTCACTTACTCTGCTTTGGTTCATTGTCGGCCCAATCTTCTATGTAATGTTATTGTACCACATATATTATTAGCCCCGCTAATAGTCTGGTCGTCATACTGGTTGCGTTGGTTAATGAGGTCTCGTCGTTCTTGGGCCTGTGTGGTCTCATAACTTATCACCTATTATTATACCAAGTAATATTGTCCACTCGATTATTTTAGGGAGCATATATATCGTTAACCCGACGGCTAGTATCGCTATCGTGCCCTTTAGACTTATGTGTGAGCTCTCGTGGTTGATCAGTTTGTATGTTTTCATATTACCCCCCTATTATTGCGTTATGCGTTGATATTTCTCCTGCTTTTTGTCCCACCCTTTTTGCCTACGCATTGTGGTACTGTGTGTTCGCCATAAATTAACTCGCAATCGCAGGCTTTTTTCTTAGCAAAACCCCCTGTGTTGCTTGCCTTGCCTCCGATAGCCCCGATACGTTCATAGAAATCGTTGCCGTGTTTTTCTCTATTGGTCTTAGCTGCCTTGCGGCCGCCCTGTGGTGTTCCACTAATGATGTTATCCTTCTTTCTTCCACTCATTTAATTTGTTCTGTGCCTCCTCTAGAGTGGCGAACTGCCCAAGCCAATATCGCTTGCCGTTCATTTGAGGTCGCACCCTATACTTGCCAAATTGTTTAGTTATTCCTGTAGGTAGATGCCATATTCTTCAACTTGCATACATTTGAGTATCTCATCTAATCTACTCATCTCAACACCTCCTTTAGATTGTCATATTTCTGGATTTTGCCTTAACTCGTATTCCTCTACTATTTCTCTCGCTCGCTCTACTAATTCGCCTAATTGATCCTGCTGAGACAATAGCCAGAGCGAGTCCTCTAGGGTGCTTAAGTCGTAACCACCGGCTGTGATTACTTCTGCTATTGATACGCTCATAGTTCTCCTCCAAACCTTTTTATGGCGACTGGCCGTTCGTTGCGCCATCCGTCGTTGTCATATGGGTAGTAGTAAGCCCCACAGTCTTCGCAGGCTTCGATTAGCATGTCATAGTCGTCTATGTCGCCATTAGCCCCTGTATATAGAGCGTTGACCGTTCCATGCTCTGTACTTGGGTGCTGACAATGCCAGAAGTCATTGTCCTCAACCCCTACAACCCAGTGGGTTGGTATATAGTTTACTCTTATGTTCATAGCAAAAGTCCTTTCTAGTTACTTGCTATCTTTAATGTACTTTAATGGTTGTGCTACGTCAAGTGTTTTTGCACTGCCTGTGGATAACTACATAAACTTTAGATACTTACCAGTGTAATAGGCTGACCATGCGTTCCAGCCAGATGATAGGTATATCGCATATGCTGCCTTGACGTTCTTATGCGGATCAAATCGTTCGTCATAGCCGATTAACCCACTTTTTACGTGTACGCTGTTTATCTGCATTAGACCGGCATCATCGCTGCCATCATAGTTTGACCCGTTGTAGGCCCGACTGTTGCCGGCGCTCTCGGCCTTGCAAATCGCATAGGCTATCCGCTTATCCCAGTTATAGTCGTTAACTATGCCGCAATCGCTTATTTGCTGTTGTGGCGTATTCTGGGACGCTGTGGCTTGTTCTGGCGCTGGAGTTGGTCTATCTATCGTTTTAGCCTTTTTATGGCTGGCAAGCTCGGCTATTGCTTGTCGCTTATTTTTGACGACAGCTCTATAGCCTGCGCCTGAACCTTGTTCTTGTAGGTGTTGGCTGTTATCGCACCAGCTGCGAAGCTGATAACCAGCGCTATAAGTACTGCTACGCTGATGACAACGGTTGATACCCTAACTGTCTTTGGTTGTTTTGCGCTCTTTGGAGCTATTTTAGTATTTGGCATATTGCCTCCTTCGTTACTTTGAGTATCTGCGCCAACCACCCTAAGGGTTCTGCTCGCCTGCCGTTACAGGTTTGGATCGGGGTTTCACCGACAGTGATAGGCTCTCGCAATGCCTATCACCTTACCCAGCGTTGGTTGGTGTAGATACTCAAATTGTTAATGTTGCTAAGTCCTTTCTAGTGACTTGCTTACATATTAGCATAAGCGTTGTTTAATGTCAACCCTTTTTTAATCTTCTAGATATATCTCGCAGCGTGGGTTGGCCCGGTCTATGTCAGCGTAATTGATTGTTATCTGGCTAATGTGCTTCTGGTCGTCGTCTGTTATTATGCCGGCATCTACCATTGTATCTAGCACGCTTGATAGTTGGTTGTCTAGGTCGTGTCGTCGGTCGTCTCCATTATAAAAGACTACCGTCAACTCTATCGGGTAGCCTGTTACTTTAAGCCCTTGAAACTGCATTATCAGTTCGGCGACGGCTTCTTTATTCCATTCGCTATATCGTTTGCTGGGGAAGCTTCGTCCTGTCTTACGGTTGACGATACGACTATTTTTTTTTTGA